GACGACCAAGCCATCTACCGGTGGGCGGGTGCAGATGTAGAGCACTTTATTGGGCTCAATGGCGGCTATGTGGGTCTAGAGCAGTCCTACCGTGTGCCAGCATCTGTACACCCTATGGCGCAGCGCATAGCAAAACGCATCCACCGCCGCGTCCCGAAGACCTACATGCCTCGCCAAGACCCCGGCAGCGTACAGCGCATACCGGCAACAGACTACCTAGACTTTTCTGGGGGTTCGTGGCTCGTGCTAGCACAAGCCGGTTACTTCTTGGCAAATACTGCCCAAGATCTCAAAAGCCGAGGCTTCCTGTTCAACCACCGCGGGAAACGATCTATCTCAGAAAATCTGAGCGAAGCGGTCAATGGTTGGGAACAAATGAGAAAAGGTCAAAGGATTACCGGCAAGGCTGCACGAACCATCTACAGTTATATGTCCGTCGGTGACAGAATCAAGCGCGGATTTAAAAAACTACCCGGCCTAGACGATGATGAGACTGTGTCGTTGGATGAACTGATCGCGCATCACGGCCTTATTAAATTTGTCCACATCGTGGGCACCCCTCGCATGGAATACATTCGTAACTGCATCTGGCACGAGGCAATGGACAAGCTGCCCAGCACTGACCGTGCATACATCACGGCACTTTTGCGACGGGGAGAAAAGTTTAATGCAGTGCCTCGAATTACACTGTCCACGATCCACGGGTCTAAGGGCGGTGAGGCCGACAACGTGGTGCTGTACACCGACCTGTCTCCCGCCGCACAGAAAGCAGCAGAGCAAGCGCCTGACGATTTGCACCGGGTGTTCTATGTCGGGGTGACCCGCACCAAGCAGAACCTCTATCTGGTCGAGCCAGAGAATGTTGATAGGAGTTATTCGATATGAGCCAATCCTTTCATTTTACATATGAGTGTATTTGCGGAAACGTCTGGAAATGCTGGAACGTCCGATATGCAAAAGACGAGTGCCAAAAATGTAGACGACATGTTAGCCCGAAGGAAAAGACGCAATGAACCGCAAAGAGATACTTGAGAAGGCAGAGAGCTTAGTCAACGGCCCACGAGCCCAAGACTACGGCGATGCCTACGAGAACCACGAGCGCATAGCCAAGATGTGGTCTGTGCTGCTCGACACCGACGTAAGTGTCTCACAAGTATACCAATGTATGGTTGCGGTGAAGCTGGCGAGGCTTATAGTAACGCCAGACCACCAAGACAGCTGGGTAGATATCTGCGGCTACGGCGCACTAGGAGGAGAAGGCAATGGCCTTACAGATGGCGATGTTCGCCCCAAAAAGTGAGTGGGTGCCCCCGGCAGAGCTACCGGACATCTTTAGTGCGCCAAAGATTGCCATAGACGTAGAAACACGCGACCCTCATATCAAAAGCAAAGGCCCCGGCTGGCCCACAGGTGACGGCGAGGTAGTCGGCTACGCCATAGCCGTGGACGGCTGGTCCGGTTACATACCTACTCGCCATGAGCATGGCGGCAACCTTGATGAGCGCATCGTCAGCAAGTGGCTCAAGAAAGTGTTTGAGTCCCCCGCCGACAAGATCATGCACAACGCACAGTACGATGCGGGGTGGATACGGCGCATGGGCTTTACCATCAACGGGCGCATCATCGACACGATGCTGGTAGCTGCCCTGCTAGATGAGAACCGGTTCAGCTACAGCCTCAACGCCCTGTCTTACGATCTGCTCAAGAAGGTAAAACAGGAGAAAACACTACAAGAAGCTGCCCGCGAGTTTGGCCTCGACCCCAAAGCAGAGATGTGGAAGATGCCTGCTATGTATGTCGGGCCATATGCACAAGCCGACGCGGAACTAACGCTAGAGCTTTGGGGGTACCTGTCGGCTCAACTAACAAAAGAAGAGCTCTGGCCGATAGCTGATCTGGAGCTCAAGCTCCTACCCTGCCTGATAGACATGACATGGAAAGGGGTGCGGGTAGACCAAGACCGCGTAGAGCGCACACGCAACCAGTTGGTCAAGCGCGAGAAAGAAACCTTGGCGCAGATAAAGCGCGTGGCAGGACAGGACGTAGAGCTCTGGGCTGCTGCATCCATAGCAAAAGCCTTTGACAAACTCAGCATCCCCTACCCGCGCACAGAAAAAAACTCACCGTCATTTACTAAATCGTTTCTGACAGACCACCCGCACGAACTTGCACAACTTATTGTCCGCGCCCGCAACCTGAACAAGACTAGCGGCACCTTCATCAACACAATTATGAAGCACTGCCATGCAGACGGGCGCATCCACGGGCATATCAACCAGATCAGATCGGATGACGGCGGCACCGTATCGGGCCGAATATCCATGTCCAACCCCAACCTACAGCAAATCCCGGCCCGCGACCCAGAGCTAGGCCCCATGATCCGCAGCCTGTTTCTACCAGAAGAGGGCGAGCAGTGGGCCGCAATAGACTTCTCGCAACAGGAACCACGGATTTTGGTGCATTACTCCTATGTAGTTGGCCGGTCCCGGGGCACACACATGCGCGGTGTTGAGGAGTTTGTTGACGGCTACCGCAACAACCCGGACATGGACTTCCATACAATGGTTGCAGAAATGGCCGACATACCGCGCAAACAGGCCAAGACAATCAATCTGGGCATGATGTACGGCATGGGCGTGAACAAGCTATCTGACCAGCTAGATATTGACGTGGACGAGGCCAAAGGTCTGGTCAGCCAGTACCATGAGCGGGTGCCCTTTGTGAAAGGTCTGATGACTGGCGTGATGAACCGACTCAATGACCGGGCATCCAGCGGGTCCATACGCTCTATATTAGGCCGTAAGTGCCGGTTTGATCTGTGGGAGCCCGATACATTCGCCATGAACAAGGCCCTGCCATACAAAGAAGCTGTAGATGAGTACGGGCCAACCACCCGGTTAAAGCGGGCATACACCTACAAAGCTCTTAACCGGCTGATCCAAGCGTCCGCCGCGGACATGACAAAGCAGGCAATGGTGAATATTTATGAATCCGGACGGGTGCCAATGATCCAAATTCACGATGAAATCGCCATGTCTGTGAAAAATCGTGAAGATGCAGAATCTATTGCCACGATCATGGAAAATGCTGTACCGTTAGAGGTGCCAAGCAAATGCGATGTTGAGATCGGCCCAAGCTGGGGCGAAGCGACGTAGTTTTTCATGGTTTTCCTCCCTTAAACTGGCTCTGGGCTCTGCTCAGAGCCTTTTTTCTTGTCATTCTACAACATCTCCTATATATTCGCTTACAGAAGCACAATATATAGGGTCTTTTGCAATGGACATAACAAAATGGAAGTCTGTTCTGGTGCCGATTGAGGTGTATGAACAGATCAAAACCATAGCGAAGTCAGAGGGTCGCACGATCAGCGGCCAGCTTCGCATCATGTGGGAAGTCTACCGGGACACCAGAACCAACAAAGTTAGGTAAAAACCCGGGGTCAAAACCCGGTTGACATGTTTTTTTACCTATAGTATGGGATAAGTTCTATCTAATCGTATAGTGAGGGTTTACTAATGCTGAAAAATATACTCAAAATGTTGTTTCCGAGCTTCTTTGAAGATCCGGAAAGAGCGCGAGACAAAAAAGGCCGGTTGATGGGCGACGATGCGTCCACACCAACTTTTAACGAAGCATGGGTCGGGGGCAAAGCTCCGGTACAACAAAAAGCCGCGCCGAAAAAGCGGGGCAGGCCGGTAGGAAGCAAGAACAAAGCAAAACCGGCAGCTAAAAAGAGAGGGCGTCCGAAGAAAAATGCTTGATGCTACTTTGGTTTGTTTGGCTACAGCTATCTACTTTGAGGCACGGGGCGAACCCTTTGTCGGACAGTCCGCTGTAGCTCACGTTGTGTTGAACCGGGTGCAAGACGCCCGGTTCCCCAACGACATCTGCTCTGTAGTAAAGCAGGGCCCCACATATGCGTGGAAACCCGACTTCCCTGTCCGTAACATGTGCCAGTTTAGCTACTACTGCGACGGCAAGTCTGACCAGCCTACCGATGAGCAGGCGTGGCAGACCGCGGTCCTCGCAGCTTACGGCTCTATGACTGGCCGTACATATGACCCCACGGACGGCGCAACACACTACCACGCTAATTACGTCAACCCAGAGTGGGCGGACGTAAAGTATCAAACTGTCCGGATCAACGATCATATCTTCTACCGTTGGGAAGGCGACAGATGAAACCTTGTCCAGAATGTGGCGGTGAGGGAGAATGTGAATATGAAGTCGCCGTATCCGCGCCTATGGCGTGGAGCGGCGGTTGGCTGGAAGGCCGCATCATGGAATGTCAACTTTGCGAGGGAAGTGGAGAAGTAGACGATGAATATGATGAGGAATAGACAACTGCAATACCCGCCAAACACAATCGGAAGCCCCGGAGCCATACAACGCCGGTTAGAAATGGGCTGCTGCCCAAAATGCTGGTGCCATATGAAAGGCTCAAACCACTGCAAAACATGCAAGCTAACTATTGGAAAAAATTGTGATATGCCCGAAGTGTCAGTCGAAGAGTTAAGTTGAAAATATATGTTGCAATTCGCATACAGTCGCTTATATTAACACTCGTAAGGCCCCCAAGCTTTACATGTTCCCGTAGTTGAAGCCCCCAGAGAGAAATCTCTGGGGGTTTTTTTCTGTGTTGACTATGTATGGGATAAGTCTTATATGTGAGCTGAAACACGGGAGTTTCTTATGCTTATCTACTCAGCCACCAATAAGATTAACGGTATGCAATATGTCGGAGCCACGACTCGGAGCTCACTTGCACCCAGAGTGCGGGAACACTTTAAATTTGCGGAAAGAAAAACCAGAGCACGGGGATCGTTAGCAAACGCCATACGAAAGTACGGCCAAAAAAATATTTCCTTTGAAGTGTTAGAGCGCCTAACCGATATCAATGTTTTAGGCGAATGCGAGAAGAGGTGGATCGACAGCCTGAATACGATGTACCCAAACGGGTACAACATTAAGACAGGGGGTATGCCTAAAGAGATGCCTCATGTCAGCCGAAACAAAAGTTACGCCGTTGAAGGTGTGCAATATGACAGCTTAATGTCTTTGGCAAACGCTTATAATATATGTCACTACAAACTTAGGCATCGACTGCTACGTTCTTCTATCAAATGGTCTGTCGAGCAGGCGTTGGACTTAGTTCCGCCTCCAAAAAGCGACCCCGTAAAATACAGCAAACCTATAGAGGTAGACGGGCATACCTTTCGTTCAAAAGCCGCCGCCGCTCGACATTGTGGTGTTCCGGTAAGAGTTTTTAGAGGAAGACTTAGTAAGGGCTGGCCGTTAGAAGAGGCTCTGGGCATAAAAGAACGATCGAACCAGTGTAAAACGGCGACTACTAATAAAAAACGGCCTCGCAGAAAAACGCGGATCACGGTTCAAGGCACTGAGTATTATAGCGTAGCTCATGCCGCAGAAACTTTCGGAACAAAAGCCGGTCTTGTAACTCAACGCCTCAAGCGAGGATGGACAAAAGAACAAGCTTTTGGTTTAGCCCCGCCGCCGGTTATCAAAAAGAAAGGAATGGAATTTCTTGGATATTCTTCCATAACAGCCGCGGCAAGAGAAAATAACATCAACACCACCACGCTTTTTCAAAGGCTGAATAACGGCTGGTCACCGGAAGATGCGCTGTACACGCCAATAACTCCAAATGACGGAAGCAGGGGCGGCAACTACAAGACTGCTTGACTATGTATGGGATAAGACTTATACACGGGTTACACCAACTAGGGAGAACAAAACAATGAGTGATATGAACTGGACGTTAAGCTTCCTGTCATCCGTGGCAGGACAGATCACAACGTCGTCAGGTGAGGGCATAACAACACGCCTGTTCGCTTGGGGCGTTAAAGATGTCAACGCGGTGCTACACCCGGGGGACTACTGGATGTTCTACGTCGTGGACGACAACGGCAAACAAGCGGTGCGGATCATGTCCTTTATCGCACCGGAGCCAGCGTTCTATTCCGTGATCGGTTACTGCAAGTATCACGACATTCAGTGTGAGATAGATGAAAGTATTCCAGAAGAGGAGGCAGCTAACGATGCGTAAGAAAGAGGAACTTTTCGATATCGTGCGCGATATGAAGTACACTGACGCTGTGGCCGCAGTCTCTAGCGCAATCAACGCGCAAACGTCCACTATTGCAGCCAAGGGTGACTATAGCCGAGAGGCCGTCGAAGCAGCAGAGAAGCTGCTTGCGTCGTGGTTAAGGGTACAACGCGGATGAGCGAAGATTTGGAAAAGCAGTTTGATTATGCAGGCAACGAGATGAACGCTCTGCTAGATCAACTGGAAACCGACGGGTTCAACACCGGAGCGGTACTGGGCGGGGCTCTAACGGCTCTCCTGTTCCGTCTCGTGGTGGCGGCCCCAGACGGCAGCACCGCTATCGGTATGCTGTCAACCGCCATGCACCAAGCAGCCAGTATTGCCCGTGCGTACGAAAAAGATGAAGAGGAGACAGAGCATTGAGCACGGTCACTGAACACCAAGCAGCAGCCGCGCTGCTGAACCAAGCCATCCACGCCGTCAACGATCTATGGCTGGAAGCAGACGGCGATGATAAGCCCTTCCTTGATGAGGCAATCAGCAAGCTCCACGAAGCGCAGTCCCTGATGATGAAAGCACGGTTGCGGGTCGAGAACGACTGACGAACATTCAAACGACTAAAGACGAGGGGTGCGGCACATTGTCGCACCCCTTATTTTGTGGTATATGGTATAAGATAAGTCGCATATGGGATAGAACCTATAACCCATTGATATATAATGGAATAGTAAGAAGAGCGGTATCGAAAGCCGCCGACGCTTTTTCTCAACGTCTATCAACTACGGGAGGTCAGTATGACTGACATCAAAGATTGGCTGCTGCCTAACGGCGGCACCTTCCTCGCTTCAACAGCCGGTATCCACGGCACATGGGCCAAAGCCACCGATCCGGTGACCGCGGCCCGGAATGCTGCCAAAGCATACGGCTCGTCATATCCACAGTTCGTTCAAGTTTGGTACTGCCCAACTGATCGAACAAACATCACGGGCATGGGGTGCCTATCTTGGCACTCGGAGGACGCTGACCGGGTGATACCTATCGGCTTCTTCAAGTTGACCCGCAGCACGATGACCCCGTCTAACGATGAACGGCTCACGCATGAGACGTTTCAGAAGGATTGGTGCAATCAGCTTCGGATATCACACGAAGCACACATGGAGGAACAGAGCCAATAAAACTAGGGCTCCGCTTCGGCGGGGCCCTTTTTGCGTTACATACTATATAGAGCTCAAAAAAAGAAAAAAGAAAAACACGTAAAAAATAGGCGTTACAGGTGTTACAAAAGTTACGTTGTTCTGTAACCGTTACTGAGTAAGGATTAGAGAGATCAAAAGTGTAACTTTTTATGTAACTTTTTTATTTTCAAATAAGTTACAAAGGTCAAAATCGGCCTAATGGGGGGTCTAGGATGTTTTTTGAAAAAAATATTTTTTGCTCTATATAACTGTTTCGGGGTAAAACAGGTATGAGACTTGACCTTTTTAACTGAGGAAAACATGGCTGTTAGGAAACGAGCTTCTAAGATTGATGGCAAGCCCCGAGAAACCCGAGGTCGCCCGCCGGTAACGACGGCATCCCCTTTGACCCGAAAGCAGGAGCTCTTTGTTAAAGAGATCGTCAGTAAGGACGGTCAGATTACTTTGAGAGAGGCGGCGGTCAACGCAGGCTATTCTGTTGGCTCCGCTCACACCCGAGCCTATGAGCTCACCAATCCCCACATCTCTCCTCATGTTGTCGCTGCTATACAGGCTTATCGCAGAGAGCTAGATGAAAAGTATGGTGTGACCTACCAACGGCATCTACGGGACCTTCAACAGATACGGGATACTGCTTTGCAGAACGGGGCTTACTCTGCTGCCGTTCAGGCGGAGTATCGCAGGGGGCAAGCACAAGGCGATATCTATGTAAGCAAATCTGAAATCCGTCACGGCTCTATCGACAGCATGAGCAAAGACGAGGTTTTGAAAGCTCTTGAGGAGATAAAGAACAGCTATGCCCCGGTCACAATCGACATCACCCCAGAAGAAAATGCCTCCAATCGCGACAAAGCGAGAGGCAGGCTTTTACAAGCAAGTGAAGGAAGCAGCGCAGAGGTCGAGACGGAAGCTGCTTTTGACGAGGATTGAAAACTACATTGGAGCGGGCATCCCCGATCTGATGATCTGTGACGAGCTTGGCAACTACCATCTGGTCGAGCTCAAATACATCACCGGCAATGTCGTTACGTTACGGCCCGCTCAAGTTGCGTGGTTATCTCGGCATCAGCACTCAAGCTGCTGGATACTGATCAAACGTCAGACCAAGGCCACCGAACCCGCAGAATGCCTTTTGTACCCGGCATCTGCGGCAGTCGATCTAAAAATGGACGGAATCGAATCGGTCGAGCCCCTGTTCCGTTGCCCGCAGCCGTTTCACTGGGACACCATTTTTGACTTGATTAGTCCCACCGAATCGCATATATGTGGGTGAGGTGATCGGTACCGGCTCGTTCAGGACTGTTGTTAGACGCTGTTCTTTCATTAGTGACGATACCTTCGCGTTGCTGCTCACCGCTAACAACGGGAGATTAAATCATGGAAAAAGAATCTTTGTTGCGATGGCTTGCCAACGCTTTGAAAGACTCGCCGGTTGATTTGGAAGAGGTTTATGTCGGCGACGAAAAGGACGGTCAGGTTTATGTTCTTTTTAGAAATGTAGAGGTGCCTGACTAATGTTCCTGTTCAAACTAATTGGCCGCTTGTTATATGGCCCGGACTATGACGAGCTTGAACGCCGGGCAAACAACAGCCGCCAAATAAAACCCAGACGACGCCGAAGATAAAAAGAAGGCCCGCCATATTGACGGGCCTTTTTGTTTCCTATATATGTGGGATAAATCTCATGTAACTACGGGAGCAATTAACCATGTTGAAAACCACAGCAATGAGCAGCGCGAAGAAAACCGCCGGGTGCGCTGTCACATACCGGGCCGGGAGCTCGGAAAAATTTGGAACTTGCCCGGCATCTTGTGAGCTAAACCCGAGCGGGCGCGGCTGCGGCGAGGGTCAAATTGATTTTGACTATTTGGACGCCGTACTTGACGCAAAACCCCGGCGCGGCTTTTCGTTTACTTATTCGCACTTTCACCCGCTTTTCTGGTCTCACAAATTGAGCCCTAAAAAAACCGTGATTAACTACAGCGCCGCCAATCCGGAAACAGCATTGCTGGCGCGGCAGGTAAGCGATGTCCCTGTCGTTACCGTGGTTCCCTCATGGTATTGGTATAAAATGACGAGCTTGGAATCTGAAACCGGATTAGCGGGATCGGGAAAATACAGGCACGAAAGCGGCACCCGGGTGGTACGTTGCCCGGCAGAATATAACGACGCGGTAACTTGCCGGAATTGCGGCGGGAAGGACGGCCCTTTATGTGCCCGGCTTGATCGTAATTTTATAATCGGATTTACAGCGCACGGGGCCAGCAAGAAAAAAGCCGCAACTGATGATCCGGGCGGGTGCTATGCAGCCGGGGGAAATGTGGCCCTACACTGGACCGCCACCGCAAATCAGCAGCAGACCGAAACAGACGGCGAGCGCCTGCGATCATTTGCTAAAAGCTTGCCCCCGGGCTCGGTATTGCGCCACCATGTTGCCGGTGATATTGGCCTTGATAAATAAGCCAGCAACAGCCCCCTATATAGGCCCGCCACCCGGCGGGCTTATTTTTTGGGAAATTAACTTGCGTATGGTGGGATAATGTGAGACAACCCCCAGACGGCCCAAGCCGGGCCGCATTTTAACGGGAGCATTAACAATGCAAAACATCATCGAAAACAACACCACCGCCCCAGTAACGGGCGCATATCAAACCGACGCAATTCGCCACGGGATCGGCAATAGCGCGGTGTCCTCTAATTGGTGGAACCGCCCGGACGATGAGCGGTTTTTATCCCTTGCCGATATGCTGGCCTTTAAGAGAGACGACGCCCAGCAGATGCACAGCCAAATTGTGAACACTCACAAAATGCAGGTTATAGGCGAGCTCGACGAAGAAAACCCCACCCGGGGCAATGTGCTGATCGAATACACCGACGAAGACGGGCGCGAACATTTAAACAAGCCCACCAATTGGTCATTCAATCAACTTGCAAACCTTGCCGGTGCACCTGCCGGATATCTGCGAGACCTTCCCGCACCCATTGCCGCAGATGCTATGCAATGGGGCTTGCGGTATAACCGCAGCCGGGACCTTGTGAAGGCATACGGGCACGGCACCGAGGGCGGCGAGCTCAGGGCCACCACCGGCCCGGATTATGGCCGGATTTTTGACTGGGAGATGCTGCAAACAATCAACCGCTTTGCGGGCGAGGGCAGCGGCTGGAAAATCCCCGGCATGATGACTGGCAGCGCGAACGGGCGGGCGATTTATGACCCCTTTGTGCCAGTGACAAAGGACACGACCACCCTTTACGCCAGTGACCGGGACGTGTTTGTTTTTCTGGTAGACGACACCCGGCCCATTGAAATTGGCAAGCTCGAGAACGGCGACCCGGATTTAGTTTTCCGGGGCTTTTACGCATGGAACAGCGAGACCGGCAGCAAGACCGCAGGCGTTGCGGCAATGTATCTGCGCGGCGTTTGCATGAACCGAAATTTATGGGGCGTCGAGAATTTTCAGGAGATCAAGATTCGGCACACCAAATTTGCGCCGGATCGTTTCGCGATGGAAGCCGCCCCGGCCCTGCAATCATTCGCGCATGGTTCAACCTTTGATTTTATGGAAGGCGTGAAGGCCGCGCAGGCGGCGAAGATTGCCGACGACGAAGCCGCTGCCCTTGAGTTTTTGCACCGCCGGGCCGGGCTTAGCAAGGCCCGCAGCCGAGCAGCAGCAGCCCGGCACGTCAAAGAGGAAGGCAGGCCCATTGCTAGCGTATGGGATGCCGCGCAGGGCATCACCGCCCTTGCCCGGGATATCCCGCACCAAGATGACCGCATAGAGCTTGAAAAGAAGGCGGGCGCGATACTGGACAAGGTAACCGCCTAAACCCCGGCCCACACATTAACCACAGGCCCGCCACCCGGCGGGCCTTTTTTTATCCGGGTTGCAACATCCCAAAAAATCCCATATCTTAATTAACGGGTGCCGACGGTACCCAGCCCCGGGGCGGGCAACGCCCCACAATTACGGAGAACAAAACCAATGACAAACACAGCAGAAAATATCACCGGCGATTTCCTCGACCGTTTTTCTGACGAAGCACTGACGCAGGCCGACCCGACCGCATTGCTGGCACTGGCGAAGGAATTGCGCGAGCAGCGCGACATTAACGACCGCGCCCGGGGTTCAGCTTGCGCTAATCTTAACGATATGCAGCGCAACCAAGATCGGCTAGCCGAGGCCCTGATGATCGTTTTGGGCGATCCTATCGAGGCTTTGATAGAGTCGAAGATAGAAACCAGTGACCGGGATATGTTCGACGGGTTCGACATCGAAGACTATCGGTCTGACGTTGAATATTGGATCACTGACATGCTTGACGAGCGGGTCGGAGAAACCGAGAGCGCGGACGACCGGCACGCCGCTGTTGAAGAGATCGTTAAAGACGTGATTTCCGGCGCGTCAATCTCGATTGACATATAGGAGGGCCAGATAATGCCGCGTTATACAGCAAGCCAGAATTTCGACAAAGAATCACCGATGGGCGGCTATGTCCTCGAGACTGGCGTGATCGTTTATCCTGTATCAAACAGCTTGCGAGAACTGGCCGAGCGAATCGAGCGATGCCATAACATGCGATCCAGCCGGGACCGTGTTTTTAACCCCGAGATCAGCGTTAGCGTTGGCTTACGCAACCCTCGACCGCTCGGCGACTACGAGATGCACGAAGGCCGGTTGCGGCGTCTGTAGGCGTTCAGCAGCCGAACCCATCCGAGCCCGTCCGGAGCGATCCGGGCGGGTTTTTTCTTGACCATTAAACCAGTGAATCCTGCCCCGGCCCGTGCCCCGGGGATCATATGAAACCTACCGAGCGCCGTGCAGCCGGATCGTAAAACCGGGCAAAACGGCCCGAAACCCCCGGAAACCGGGCAATTCTCGCCGAGCTCAGCCCACTAGGGCACGGCAAACGGGCACCAGCTCGACGACAGACGGCTTTTTGTTCGGATGTCGTCGCGCTGCACATCGAAATCGAGCAGCGGGCCCGTGATCCCCGGCACCCGGCACCCGGCACCCGGCAGGGGCCCCGGCATATCGGGTCAGATCGTCGGTCCGGATCAGGTGATCGACGCGCCACGCGCCACCGCCCGCGGTGCTGCCAGACGGGTGCTAGGGCCATGTTTCTCTCAAATAATTATGTGAAAAACGGTATGAATGTTTCACGTGAAACATTGCCTAATAATTAGGCAGATGCTTAGGGGTTGTTCACTGCCAAATAATTGTGCATATTTTTGCACATCTTTTGTGCAATTAGGGGCCCCCGATGGATGTTTCGGAACAGCAGGCAAAGCTTCAACTTCGACTAGCTCAACTTGAGAAGAATGAAACTTGTCAGGATGAGTTTCTGACTTTTGTAAAAGTTATGTGGCCCGAGTTCATTGCTGGTCGGCACCATAAAATCATTGCGGAGAAACTGGAGCGAGTGGCTCGTGGAGAGCTCAAGCGTTTGATCATCAACATGGCCCCGCGACATACGAAGTCAGAGTTCGCAAGCTTTTTGTTCCCGGCGTGGATGATGGGCAAGAACCCGAAGATGAAGATCATTCAGGCCACACACACGACCGAGCTTGCAGTTAACTTTGGACGTAAGACCAAGAACCTGATTGACAGTGACGAGTACAAGGAGGTGTTTCCAAATGTTAAGTTGGCGTCTGACAGTAAAGCTTCTGGTCGTTGGGACACTGCTTCTGGCGGGATGTACTACGCCGTTGGTGTGGGATCCAACCTTGCCGGGCGTGGTGGCGACTTGGTAATTATTGACGATCCGCACTCAGAGCAGACAGCGATGTCAACGAACGGCTTCGATGATGCTTGGGATTGGTACACTGGGGGCCCCCGGCAGAGGCTCCAGCCGGGTGGCAGCATAGTTCTGGTGCAGACCCGGTGGTCCGAGAAGGACATGACGGGGCAGTTGCTCCGTGCAATGGCTAAAGATCCGCTTGCTGACCAGTGGGAAGTTGTCGAGCTCCCAGCTATTTTTGAAGACGGCACCCCGTGTTGGCCGCAGTTCTGGTCCCTTGACGACCTGACCGCGGTCCGCGCATCTATACCTTTGAGCAAATGGAACGCGCAGTATCAGCAGAATCCGACGGGTGAGGAGAACGCGATCATTCCGCGGCAGTGGTGGAACAAATGGGAAGAGACAAAGATACCAAATCTTGAGTATGTCATTCAGAGCTATGACACGGCGTTTAGTAAGCGCGAGACGGCTGACTATTCGGCTATCACAACGTGGGGTGTGTTTCGGCCCGAGGAGGATGGTGGGGCCCCCGCCTTGATACTTTTGGACAGTCAGAAGGGTCGGTGGGACTTTCCGGAGCTAAAGGAGATGGCTTTGGAGCAGTACAAGTATTGGGACCCCGACACCGTCATCGTGGAAGCCAAGGCGTCTGGTTTGCCTTTGACCCAAGAATTACGAAACATGGGAATACCTGTTGTTAACTTTACGCCGAGCAAGGGTAATGATAAGGTGACGAGAGTTCACTCTGTTTCGCCTTTATTTGAGGCTGGTATGGTTTGGGCCCCCGACACCACCTTTTCTGAGGAGTTGATAGAGGAGGTGGCGGCTTTTCCTAACGGGGAGCATGATGACTTGGTCGATAGTATGACACAGGCTTTGATGCGTTATCGGCAGGGCAACTTTGTTCAGTTGCCTAGTGACGATTGGGACGATGAGGAAGCGAACGTACAGGTGAGGGCGTATTACTAATGGCGGATACAGTAGTAGACTTGGGGGCTGGCGCACCGGACATGTCGATGAACGAGTTCATGTTTGGTCAAAGGTTCCCCGGCCCGGTGTATAAAGAAGGCGAGATAATGATGCCTTCGGGGGAGCAGGGGTTACTTAACCCGGACGTTCAGTACGAGTATTTTGTGGACCCGTCGGTAGAGAACGAAGAGTTACAGACTCTAGATCGTTTTGATCCCTATGAAGACAATCCGTCATTTGCCAAACCGATGTACGACACAAGCAACCCGGAAGACGCTTTGTTTTTGTTTAATGCTACCGCTAGGGATCGTAGGGGCCCTGAAATCGCTCTTGAAAAAGGCGGCTCGGTCGAAGAGGTAGGCATCATGTCTGCTCTTCTTGATCCGCGAATTGATTTACCTAATGCAGAAGAACAGGGCTTTGTCCGCGAGTCGGGGCGCGAGGGCAGTTTGGGTTCTGAGATGTATTATGCCGAAGGGTCCCCGACATTTGAGCAGGTATTAGAGGACAAGTATGGCTACCCGGAAGTTGCTCGGGATGACTTTTATAACACGACTGAGGCGATGCGGGCTGAGCGCCCTCGGCATGACATGCCGACATATCAAGAGCTAGAGGACGCGAGGGCTCATGCGTTGATGACGGCTCGTTTAGCGCAGCAGCTTGGACCGGAAACGGCGGTCAAGTTAGGCGGCATACAAGAGGNGTTCGACCGTCGGATGCCCCTTTTGGGTACGGCCACGGATGCGGATGTAGTCATGGACAACCGCAATAATGCTTTTGGGGCCAAGCTTTTGAAGAAGGCTGGAGTAGACGCAAGTCCTCAACAGATTGCGGCTGCGGTAGACAAAGAAGTGTTTGATCAGTTGGATATAATCTTGGGCCGTGAGCCGGGTGAGCGTAAGTTTATGTCTCCGAAGGGCGGCATTGATGTCTATTTCCCGAGAGATAAGTATGGGTATTTTGATATCAACCGGTATCAGAGCAGGGACTAGGGAGACGCTAAATGGCACGTAAACCGATTGCAGGAATGATGGACAATGTCCCGTCTCAGTTGGACATGGAGGATCTCGCCGCCGAGGTAGAGCTTGAGGTTCCGGGCAGCATGGACGACAACGTCGTAGCTTTTGAAGGCATGGCGGAGGGCATGGACATTGAGATGATCCCGGACGAAGACGGCGGGGTTACCATTGATTTTGATCCACAGGACCAGCGCGGGGAGGGTGACGACTTTTACATGAACCTTGCCGAGGAGATGCCGGACAGGGAGCTTGGTCGTATTGCCAGTGATTTGATGTCGGAGTTTGATGCCAACAAGTCAGGCAGACAGGAGTGGGAAGATGCTTACGCCAACGGTTTGGAGCTTCTTGGTTTCTCCTACGAGGAGAGAGCGCAGCCGTTCAGAGGAGCTTCCGGAGTTACGCATCCCCTGCTCGCAGAGGCTGCTACACAATTCCAAGCACAAGCCTTTAACGAGTTGTTGCCAGCTTCGGGTCCCGTGCGAACTGCTGTCTTGGGAGCAGANACAAGGGAAAAAGAACAGCAGGCCATTCGCGTAAAGCAGTTTATGAACTATTACATTACCAATGTAATGGAAGAATATACTCCTGAACTTGACCAAATGTTGTTTTTCCTGCCGTTGGCGGGGTCTACCTTCAAAAAAGTTTACTATGACGAAACACGGGGGCGGGCTGTTAGCAAGTTCATACCGGCTGAGCACCTTGTTGTGCCGTATGAAACGTCAGATTTNGATACTTGTCCCAACATAACNCAGGTAATTCGCATGTCGTTGAACGATTTGCGGAAGAAACAGGTCTCTGGGTTCTATTTGGACATTCCTGTACTGCCTTCGCAGGGCGAATCCGGGTCCGTGGACGACGAAATCCAGCGTATAGACGGTGTTACGCCTTCTCAGATTGATTATGACTGCACGATTTTGGAGTGTCACGTTGATTTGGACCTTGAGGGGTACGAGGACACGGACGATGACGGTGAAGAGACCGGTATTAAGATACCNTATGTNGTGACTATNAGTCAGGACAACGGTCAGGTGCTGTCCATTCGTCGTAATTACCTTGAGGACGACGAGAACAAGAAGAAAATACAGTATTTTGTGCATTATAAGTTTCTTCCGGGCTTTGGTTTCTATGGTTTGGGGCTTATTCACACGATTGGGGGTCTTTCGCGCACCGCTACGGCTGCACTTCGGCAGTTGATTGACGCAGGTACGCTTTCCAACCTGCCAGCAGGCTTCAAGGCCCGCGGACTACGGATCAGGGACGATGATGATCCGTTGCAGCCGGGTGAATTTAGGGATGTAGACGCTCCGGGCGGTGCTATNCGCGATAGTTTGATGCCTTTGCCGTTTAAGGGGCCGGATCAGACGTTGTTTAACTTGTTGGGCTTTGTGGTACAGGCCGGGCAGCGGTTTGCGACGATCACGGACCTGAAAGTGGGTGACGGGGACCAGCAGGCGGCGGTGGGGACGACCATTGCGATGCTGGAGCAGGGCTCTCGTGTAATGAGTGCGGTGCACAAGCGGCTTCATTACGCCATGCGTATGGAGTTCAAGATGCTGGCACGGGTGATGTCAGAGAGCTTGCCACAGGAATACCCGTATTCGGTAGAGGGTGCAGAGTCTGCTGTTATGGCGACCGACTTTGACGACCGGATTGACGTGATTCCGGTATCGGACCCCAACATGTTCAGTCAGGCGCAGCGGATTGCTTTGGCGCAGACCAAGTTGCAGTTGGCTGGTGCGGCTCCTGAGTTGCACAACATGTATGAAGTGTACAAGGACATGTATGAGGCTCTGGGTGTAAAAGACATAGACAGGGTTATGAAGAGTATTCCTGACGAGGAGCCCACACCCAAGGATCCGGCACAGGAGAACATCGACTCAATGGACATGGTGCCATTGCAGGCGTTTGAGGGGCAGGAGCATGAAGCGCATATTATGGCTCATATGGTTTTTGGCTCTACTCCAATGGTTGCGGGAATGCCTGCGATTGCTATGGCGCTTCAGAAGCACATCATGGAGCACGTGAAGATCGCAGCCCGGGAGCGGGCGGCGGTGCAGTTTATTCAGTCTAGGCAGGCGTCTGGCGGTGAGGCGGCGACAGAAGAAGANATGTTGCAGATAGAGGGCCTNACNGCGCAGTTNATTGCNGANGGNATGCAGATGGTNAANCAGATGTCTCAGCAGGTATCTGGTCAGGGNCCCGANCCGTTNGTCAAGCTCAAGGAACAGGAGCTACAGATACGAGCACAGTCCGAGCAGGCCGATGCACAGGTGGATCAGGCCAAGTTGCAGCTTGACGCGCAGAACCAGCAGACGCGGGCAGACCAGTTCCAGCAGCGGTTGGCTAGCCAAGAGCGGCAGACCGCAGCGCGTATTGATGCCGCAAGGGAGCGGGAGTTGTTAAAAACCAGAGGAAATTAATTACTTTAGACTACGGGAAAATGAATGGATCCAGTAACAGCGATGGCGACTGCTTCGGCAGCGTTTGGGGCACTTAAAAAAGGTTTTGCGATAGGACGGGACATTGAGTCGATGGCTTCAGACTTGTCTCGGTGGATGGGTGCGCTTTCGGACCTAGACCAAATGGAGAAAGAGGCCAAGAACCCTCCAATATTTAAAAAGTTGTTTAGTGGTCAAAGCGTTGAGCAAGAGGCCATAACGACCTTTGCTAACAAGCAGAAGGCGCAGCAGCAGCGGTACGAGCTCCAGCAGTGGATTGGCCTGACTATGGGTAGGTCAAAGTGGGAAGAGCTAGTTCGTATGGAAGGTCAGATCCGGAAACGCAGACAAGAAACATTATACAAACAACGCGAACGGCGTCAAAAGTTTGTAGAGATCGTAGCTTGGATCGTGATGATTGGTTTAGGCGCGGCTGCTCTTACGTTCTTCGTAATGTTCTTAAAGGGTAAGACAGCAAACGCGGCGGATCAAATGACCATCTGCCGTAAGGTGAAGTGCGAGAAGATGGGCAAACGCCAGTTGGTTTGTGTTTTTCGAGGGCAGAACAACACGATTGAGTCTCAGATCTTTGAATATCTTGAGTTTATTCCAAACGAGTACCAGTGCAAGTACGACCCAAATGCCAAGAAAGAAATGACCGTACAGGAGACGCTTAAAGCTGTCCGGGAGAGTCAGAAATGAGCAAGAAGTTCCAAGAAGACACCGAATACGCCAAATATGACCTCGACGGGGACGGAGAGATAACTGACGAGGAACTAGAACACGCCAAGGAAATACGAGAGACCGAGCGTGATTTGCGGAAAAGTCTGGCTCAACTGCGGATGGCGCGGTTTACTTTAATTGGCATGGGGGTGTTCACCGCCGCTATGTTTACGCCTTGGATTTCGGTAGAACGCATTGAAGCTCTGAGTGAAATCAGCAGCTTATTCTATATTTCGGGCGCGGGAATAGTCGGAGCGTATATGGGCACCACAGCTTGGATGGCCCGGAAGTGATTGATGCGTTTCTCTTGCTGGTTTATCTCGGCACAGGAGATTTTCGCAAGCTAGAGTCCGGCAATATGTATTTTTATTCTATTACAGAGTGCAATTATTTTGCGGGGCAGGTTTCTAAAAGGTATGGAAACTACGGGTATTCGCAATATATTGACCCAAAGGACCGAGTGACGGCATACTGTGTCCCGCGTCAAGTAGATCCTGAAACAATAAAGGTGTACTAACATGTTGCAGGCACTCATAGGACCAGTCTCTGGCCTACTGGGCTCGTGGATGGACTCAAAAACAGAAGAGCAGCGCGGTAAATCGGCTGTTGCGAAGGCCAAAGCAGAGGCTGAAGCGAAGGTCATGGTTTCTGCTGCTACGTCCACGGCTGACTGGGAAAAGTTAATGGCAAAAGGTAGTCAATCGTCTTGGAAGGACGAGTGGCTAACAATTTTGTTTTCGATCCCCTTAATTTTAGCCTTTGCTGGAGAGTGGGGTAGAACCATTGTTGCAGAAGGCTTTGCTGCATTACAGGTCATGCCGGACTGGTATCAATATACGTTGGGCGTCATTGTAGCAGCTAGTTTCGGTGTTAGATCAGCGACAAAGTTCTTTGGAAAGAAATAGTTATGAACAAAGATAAGTTACGCGAAGAGATAGCCGAGGACGAAGGGTGTAAATTTGAAATTTACTTAGATCACCTTGGCCTGCCTACATACGGGATTGGACATCTCGTGGTAGAAGGGGATCCAGAGTACGGTCAGCCCGTTGGTACGTCGGTAGATGAAGAGCGTGTTCGTCAGGTGTTCAACTTAGACATTGCAGTGACCATTGAAGATTGCAAAATCTTGTTTGATGGGTTCGATGATTACCCCGAGGAGTGCCAGCACATATTAGCAAATATGATGTTTAACATGGGACGACCGCGTCTTTCCAAATTTGTTGGTATGAAATCGGGTATTTACGCAAAAGACTGGAACCGTGCCGCTGACGAAATGGTGGACAGTCGTTGGTACGATCAGGTTACCAATCGCGCCAAGCGTTTAGTGGCTCGTATGAGAGCTTTGTCCGAAGCTGAATAGCTTGTGATATCTCCGCGGTGTGTTATAAGAACACCTAAGACTTAATGCGGAGATATCAGATTGGATGAGGTTTACTTTGCGGAAGCCGTTTTCCGCATAATAAAAGAACGGCGGCAAGCAGTATATGACTTGTTGATTTATGACAATGTCAGCAGCATAGAGCAATATCGTGAGCTCATGGGCAATTTAAGATCCCTAGATCACGTGGAACAGGAACTCAAGAGCCTGCTAGATAAACAGGAGCGCAGTAATGACTGAAAGCGTTGATTTAAGTGCCGCATCAGAGGGAGTCGCTAACCTCGCAGAGGCTTACAAAGAGCCTACAGATAGGGTGCTAGACCCCGAAGCTATTGGGGGTTCTCTCCTAGAAAGAATGCCGACACCCACGGGGTGGCGTATTCTTGTTCTTCCATATCGCGGAAAAGGTAAGACGGACGGTGGTATCTACCTTCCTGAAGCGGTGGTTCAAGAACAAACGGTTTCAACACAAGTCGGATATGTCCTCAAAGTAGGCGACTTAGCCTTTTTGGACAGTGAAAAGTTTCCTACGGGCCCTTGGTGCGCGGAGGGTGATTGGGTGATGTTTGCGCGTTACTCGGGCTCTCGCTTCAAGATAGACGGCGGGGAAGTCAGGATCCTCAATGACGACGAGGTTTTGGCAAAGATTTTGGAACCAGAAGACATTCTTCATTTCTAGGAGCAAGTAATGGCTGAAGCAGAAAAAGAGCAGATTGAATTGGACTTGGACGACGCGCAAGAAACCGAAGTGGATCTTGTCGAGAAGCCCATTGAAGATAACGCGGTTGAGGTTAGCGACGATCAGTTTGACAAGGCGGAAAGTAATACGCAGAAGCGTATTGACCGCTTGACCAAAAAGATGCGTGAGGCAGAACGCCGGGAGGAAGAGGCGCTTCGGTATGCACAAAATGTGAAAACCGAGGCAGATCAACTCAAGGAGCGTATGAACACTCTCGACACTAATTATGTCAATGAATATACCAACCGGGTTACCACTCAGATGGGGACAGCGGAGCAAGAGCTAGCAAGGGCCATTGAGGTTGGAGACACAAACGGCGTTGTAGAAGCGCAGCGCAAGATGACATCGTTAGCTATTGAGAATGATCGTGCCCAGCAAGCTAAGATCCAGCAGGAGCGTTACGCTCAGCAAGTTCAAGCTCAACACCAAGCTCAAGTTCAACAGCCCATGCCGCAGCAACAGCCGCGCCGTCCGGACCCAAAAGCCGAAGACTGGGCTTCAAGAAACGAATGGTTTGGATCAGACGAAGCCATGACTTATGCCGCGTTTGGTGTGCACAAGAAGTTGGTGGAGAATGAAGGGTTTGACCCTCAGTCGGAAGACTACTATAGTGAACTTGACAAGCGTATGCAGGAAGAGTTTCCTCATAAGCTTAAAAACGGTGGAAGCAGACGGCCCGCTCAGACAGTCGCTTCCGTATCCCGCACATCATCTGGGCGCAGTAGTGGGAAAAAGGTTAGACTCACCCCTAGCCAAGTTGCGATAGCAAAGAAATTGGGTGTGCCGCTTGAAG